TGCTGCTGATTTCATAGCATCACTCTTTTAAATAATGCGCCCGTAGCTCAGTTGGATAGAGCATCGGTCTTCTAAACCGAGGGTCACAGGTTCGAATCCTGTCGGGCGCGCCAGAGCGGGCGTAGCATAACTGGTAAATGCACAGTTCTTATAAAGCTGAGATAGTGGGTTCAAGCCCCACCGCCCGTACCACGATCCCATCGTCTAGTGGTTAGGACACTGCGCTTTCACCGCAGTAACAGGGGTTCAAATCCCCTTGGGATCACCAAGGAATAAACGATGAAAGAAATAACAATAAAAATTGATAAAAAATTTTACAAAAGATTAAACGAAGCAAGAAAGTTGGAAGCGCCAGATATCCGCAATGCTAAGTTCTGTAAAGAACTGGTAGAGGCGATGGTAGGCGCCATTGAAGACGATCACAAAGAAAATGGAGGAAAACGTGGATCTAACAAGAAATAAAATTACTACTGCTCTAAACAAGCTAAACCTAAGTGAAAACGCACATGTTACACTTAAATACAAAGCAGGCACGCAAGTGTTTCACTATACAGGAGATTATCTTGATGGTGCCTTTAATGAAACCAATGCTCTATACGATGTTGCTCGTGTTGTCGCTCACGAAGGTATTCGCAAAGACAATTCACTGATTAATAATCTGCGTAACAATGGTGCTTTGGATGATTATGAACGAGGGTCATTTGAGTTTGAGGATCATGTTTATGAGGCAATCCGAGAGGATTGGAGTGAATATGTTGAGGAAAGTCTTGAACAGTGGGATCATAAACGCGGTATGTGCAATCTAACTGCCGAAGTTGAAGTGCCACGAAACCTAATCGCAGAGGCAGAAGAGTTTGCTTTCAGTCTAGGTGCGGGCTGGACTGTCAATGTTAGGACTGACAATGGCAATTTAGAGTTGGAGTTTTAAATGTTTGTAGATGATAAACGATGCGAACGCGAAGCATATAGAGTGTTTCTAGGTCTACTGGCTGCTTTTAGCGCAGCCGCAGGACTAATTCTTTACCTTGGATATTAATATGTATTTGAAAATAAGATCTAATCTTTATGACGATAAAAAAGGTTTTGTAGAGTTGGTAGACGCGGTGGGGGATGACCTCACCGTTGTCAACTCTGCTCGTGTCTCCTTTGGAAAGCACAAGGCAAAGCTTGACAATAAAGATAAAAAGCTCATTAAATACCTTATTAAACATAAGCATACCTCAACTCTAGAGCATTGCTTTGTAACTTTCCGTATTAAAGTGCCGCTGTTTGTACGCTCTCAACACCATAGGCATCGCACTTGGTCTTATAATGAGATTAGTAGGCGTTACACAGACTTTGACATTCAGTTTTATGAGCCAGAGGCATTTAGAACTCAGCACAAGTCTAATCGTCAAGCAAGCAACACTGATGAACTTATCGATCCAGTTATTGAAAGTTGGCAATATGAAGCGTCAGATTGTATTACAATGCACCACGATGCGAGCTTAAAGTTGTTCAATGAGCTAATTGAAGCCGGCGTTTGTCGAGAGCAAGCAAGGGGCATACTACCACAGAATATGTATACTGAATACTATGCTTCAGCAAATCTAAACAACATTCTTAAGTTTATTGACCTTCGCACACATGAAGGCGCCCAGTGGGAAATCCAAGAGATGGCCAAGGGAATGTTAAAAATTGTTGAAAAACTGTACCCGACTACAGTAGGAGCTTATAATGAAATTAGAGGAAATGGTTGAATGGTTATCACAGGGAAAATTTTGTGCGCTGCTATCATGGTTAGTACAGGTGTGTTTGGTGTTGGTGGCAAAGATCGTGCTTGTCACTTTAGCAAGCATGTCGTAAAGTATTCAAAACAATATAAGATAGACCCCTACTTACTAACGGCGCTTATTCAAGTAGAGTCAAATTGGAAACCTCATGTTGTCTCTTATGCCAACGCTTGCGGGCTAACTCAAGTCATCCCAAAGTACAGCAGAGGATATACATGCGAGCAACTAAAGGATCCAATTACATCTATTCGGGTAGGCGCTAGAATTTTTTCTTATTGGTATTACAAATATGCTAAAAGAAATAAATCAATCGCACTGTGTGGATATAATGCAGGTTTTCGTTGTAAAGGTAAAAGCCCCAACAAATATGGCTTGACTTACGCAAAGAAAGTTGTTAAAATATACGGCAGACTAAAAAGGAGTAAATGATATGCGAAATATAATTCTAGTCATGACTACAATGTTAATGGTGATGTTAGCTGTTGCTTGTAGTGAGAAAGATGAAAAATCTGATAAGGATGGAGCTAATGCTGCATGTTCAGACGCAGCCGATTTGGCAGATGCAGTGACACTTACAGACAAGGAAAAGAAAGAGAATTGTTACAGTGGGTGTTTGGAAACTGACATGGCGAAAGAGGATTGCAAGAAAGCTTGTTATGGTGACTGGACAAAGGATAACAAGTGCAAAGCTTGTTATGATAAATGTGTAAAGGCTGGAAAGGATGAGGCTGACTGTAAGGCTGGTTGTTGTTCTAAAAAGTCTGAAGCTGATGCGGGTTCCAAGCCCGAGGAGAAAGATGTCAGTGCGCCTGATGCGGTTGACGCACCTAGCGATGTGACACCACAAGGCTAATTGCCTTTCCGTGATAGCTCAGTCGGTAGAGCAGGTGGCTGTTAACCACCGGGTCGGGGGTTCGAATCCCTCTCACGGAGCCAAGTAGGAGAGACTAATATGTCACAACAACAAATTAAGGTAGGGCATTTATTTTTAGAAGCAGCAAAAAAAGCTCTTGAGGCGAAAATTAAAAATGCTGAAGCAAAAGTAAGCCTATACCTTACAGAGTCTGTGGGTGTTGGAGAACATCCAGAAATAACAGAAGAAATAATTAAAGCTGCTGAGGAAGGCGCACATGCTCAAGACGTGCTAGACTTTATCAACAAGCGTTGGAACTAACGGAGGAATAATGATTATCTCAGTAGAAAAAGTAGAGAAAGAGGAGAGAGTAGACCCTTTTGGACAACCTGATGGCGGAAAAGGAGTTTACTACGATCTTTCGAAGGTGGCAGACGGAGAGCCGTTCGCACCAGAAATTAGAAAGCCAAAAGTTCAAGAATATCAAAATCATGAGCGTGAGCAAATGAAAAAATATTCAGAATTAGTAAATCATCCAGAGCACTATAACCAAGGAAAGATTGAGGTTATTGATGCTATTGTGGATTGGGAACTTGACTTTATCGAAGGAAATGTGGTAAAGTATGTAGCAAGATCAAAACACAAGTCATCTCGTGTCGGAGATCTTAAGAAAGCTAGATGGTATCTTGACTATCTAATTAAACAACTGGAAAAGGAGTAAACAATGTCAGTTAAAGTTTCACTTGAACAAGTAGTTCAACAACTTACAGAGGCGATGTCAGATGCCGAGAAAGCCGATTCAGGTAATAAGGCAGCAGGCACTCGTGTTCGTAAGGCAGCACAAGGCGCAGCAAATGCCTTGAAGGATTTGCGTAAGCAAGTTTTGGAAGCTCGCAAAGAGGGTTGACAAATGGGTGGGCAACCACCCAACACGCCACAATAGCTCAGTTGGTAGAGCAATTGATTTGTAATCAATAGGTCACGGGTTCGACTCCTGTTTGTGGCTCTGGAGAAAAAAGATGTCAAAAATTAAACAAGTAATTGAAAATCTAAAAAACCAAGAAAATTTAACAACTCAAGAGGTCTTGACAAAATACCCAGATCTTGCTAGACTATTAGAGTTGGAAGAACAAAAGGAGAAGCTTGATGAATCAAAAAGCGAACGAGTACTTCTCAAAGGTTGAGAAATACTATGATGTTAAATTGAAAAGAGTCACTAAGTGTCCGATTACAGGGCAAGAGGGACAGCCGGTACCGGGCAATCCATTAGTCTGGTATGTGATTTATAAAGGTAAAAAAGGTATGCCTAGAACATCACGATGGTCATATTCTACAGGAAGAATCGTGTGTCCCTCGGCAGAAGATACAAACGTACTATAAGGAGTAAAAATGGAAGCTGATAAGCAGCAAAAAATGGCAGAGTATATTCAATCTATCGCAGCTATCGAGGATTGTATGAAACCTTATCGTGAGCAACGCAAGGAACTACGACGTAACTTCCTTGAAAATCGTTGGCTTAGTAAGGATGATATTTCCATGGCGATGAAAGCATTTCGCATGTGGGAACAACAAATTGACCTAGACAACTTCTCTAAGGTTTTTGAAGCGGTAGAAACCAGCTTCTTGGATAAGGGGGATGGGGATGCTACCACTAAATAGGTTTATTGTAGTTGAGCTAGCTAAAGAAGAGGAACAACAACAAAGCACTTTCTATGTGCCTGACGATGTTGTAATCAACAAGAAACCCTTTGAAGTCGTTGAGATTGTTAATGTCTCAGAGGAATCAAAGTTTTTCAAAAGCCTGTCGGCTGGAGACAAAGTGCTTGTTGAGGGTCACATGATTAGAAAGGCAGAGGTCTTTGGTAAAGAAGTCTGCCTCATTGAGGATAATTTTATCTTAGGAAAATGCTAAGTTGTGTTTCCGCTGGCACTTTTGAGTGTGATGGGTTGGTCATTGGAGCTACCTTGGGAGGACTCGATTTTGCTAGGAAGAACAACCTTCCCGTTTTAACTAACGGGAAGGTTGTTTATTATGACTACGAAGAGACCAAAGCAGGTAGAAAGTTACAAGACAAGGCGGCAAATGAAAAGATATACTTGAGCATGAAGGGTTTAATGATCTTTCCGTACTGTGAAAAAATATTTTTGAGAGATGAATACTTTTCAATAATATCACAAACATCTTCACAGAAACTTTATTTTAAGAAGGCATATTTGTTTAACGCTGATGAGATAGAAAACTTAAAAAAGTCAATCGTAGATTATGAAGTCGTAGATATTATTAAAAGAAAATATTTATCAACCCCACAACAAAAAGTATATGAAACTGGAGAAGAAAACTTCATAACAAAAATAAGATTTGATGATGTTAATTTACTTTATGCTTATTCTAACTTAACTAAACAACAACTAAATTCTCACAACAATACAGAGTTTATGGCTAAGAAAAAAGTTGGTTGGTGGCTTAAACAAAATGGTTACAAATCACATGTTAAGGGCAATTACATAAAGCTTCATCACCAAGAGAGACTTAAAAGACCAAATTATAAATTGTTTTTACCAGACAATATAGAAGATAGGACAAATGGATAATACAACTAATCATCTTGTTGGTATTGTGCCTGTTGCTAAAAAGCACTCAATATTCAATACGATATGGGATGATGGATTGATCAGGATCGGCAAAGACTTAAACGCTATCCAAGCAGCGGTTTTGGATTGCGCTTCAGCAGGCTGTACTTCCATTTGGATTAACGCCGACTACGAACAAATATCTCTTTTGAAAAGAGAGGTCGGCTCATGGATACAAGATCCAGTGTATTTCTGGAGAAAGCACGAAAGATATCCAGCAGAACATAAAAGATATATTCCAATCTTTTATTCTTGGAATCATCAAAAAGACGTAGATCGCAGAGATTCATACAGTTGGGGGATACTGAACGCTAGCATGGTGGCAACAAATATTGCTAAGAATATCAGTAAGAAACTGATTCCAAGCATGTTTTATGTTGCTTTTCCATTTTCTGTTACTAGCTCTTGGCAAGCACAAAAGCACAGAAAAACATTAATAAAGAAGCGCTTTTGTTTTGTTAACGATGGACAGTCATTCTTAGACAACCAGATGCTTTCATTCACATTTACTCAAAGTGATTTAAAGCAAGCGATCAAAAACGTAAAACAAAAAGGCACTGGCTTTTATATGCCAGCGCCAGAGGGAATGGAAGACCCTAATTGGAAAACACCAAGACCAAAAGAAGAGAGATGGTCAGCGAGATTCTTTGAACTCAAAGACGTTTTTTCTTTCTTAGACATGGGACAATATGAGTCTGCACAGGCAAAATACTATTATCCTATTAACTCTTGGGAGGAATATGTGACGTTTATGAAATCAGATATAGAACTTAAAGCGCCACACAAAACGTATTTTTACAACAGGGAGAAAGAAGTAATAAATGGATACGAAAAAACTGAACACAAACGAGATTATAGCTTCACTCAGGAAGATGAATAGAGAGCTATTAATTGAGAACGAACAACTTCGTAGGCAGATCAAGACGTTAGAAGAGCTTGCAATTGACACTAAAAACGGGTATAATGGGGAATACTTAATAAGAGCTTGGGAGGAGCCGAATGAGCAATATTGAAGAACACTATGAAGAGATCCCCTTTATCCTTCTGGAGAGGGCAGGTTTCCCGACCAACTCGGCGTGGTTAAGTGATGACCAGCGCCACTTGCTTGAATATATTTTCAATGAAAGATACAAGCTGCTGGAAGTTAAAATATCACAAGCAAAAGAATATATTGAAGAACTAGAAGACGAACAAAGATTTCTAGAAGATAAGGTCGCAGACTTACGACACGAACTCAAAAACCTAGCAGGAGAAAAATGAGTAACCAAATTAAATTCGTGGGCTTACATGCTCACTCTGTGTTCAGTGTGTTTGATGGATTGGGATATCCGCAAGACCACATTGACTTTGCTATCGAAAATGGCATGGACGCACTTGCCTTGACTGACCATGGCAATATGAATGGGCTTGCTTATCAAGTGCTTCATGCGAAGAGGGTACAAAAAGAAGGCAAGGACTTCAAGCCAATCTTTGGTATTGAAGGATATTTTATTGATTCCGTTGCGAAATGGAAAGAAGAAAAAGAAGAGATTGATAAAAATAAAAAGGGTCGAAAAAAGAAAGAGGAAAATAGCGCAGTAGTTATTGAAGATGAAGAAGCAACAAAACGGCAAGAAAAGAATATTCTAAACCGGCGCGCTCACTTGGTTTTGTTGGCGCAGAACCAAACTGGTCTTAATAACTTGTTTACGATTGTAAGTAAGTCGTTTGACCCAAACAACTTTTATCGTTACCCTCGTATTGATTATGAGATGTTGAGGGAACACAACGAAGGCATTATTGTTTCTTCAGCTTGTATGGGTGGTCCTCTGTCAAAGGATTACTGGAACAACCGGGAGGAAGGTGATGACGCTGTACAAAGGGCAATGGTCGAGACCATTGAAAACTTTACCTCTATCTTTGGAGATAGATTTTACGGTGAGCTTCAGTGGAACTCAATCCCTGAACAACACGAAATCAATAAACATATTATCCGTGCTGCCGAGAAAACAAATATTAAACTTATTTCAACAGCAGATAGCCATTACCCTCGACCAGAGCTTTTCAAAGATCGAGAACTTTATAAACAACTTGGCTGGCTTGGAAAGTCTAAACCAGACTACGCAGAGTCAAACCTCCCAGAATCACGAGAGGAATTAAAATATGAACTTTATCCAAAGAACGGCAACCAAATGTGGGAAGCTTACAAAACTTATTCAGAGCAATGCGGGGTAGATTATGATGATGACTTTATTCGGGAAACCATTGAGCGCACTTATCAAATCGCTCACAGTCGCATTGAAAGTTTCTATCCCGATGCTACTGTTCGCTTACCTGATTTTGTTGTTCCTAACGGAAAGTCGGCTGATGAAGCGTTACGAGACTTATGTTTTGAAGGGCTTAATGAAAAGGGGTTGGTTACCAAAGATGGCTATTCCGATAGACTTAAACAAGAACTTGAAGTAATTGAAGATCGTGGATTTTCAAAGTACTTCCTTACAATGAAGGCGGTAGCAGATGAAGCAACAAAAACTCAATTGGTGGGCGCGGGTCGCGGTAGCGCTGCTGGCTCTCTTGTGGCTTATGTACTTGGGATTACTGGTATCGATCCCATCCATTATGGTCTCCTCTTTAGTCGCTTTTTGCGACGAGATGCTGTCGATTATCCTGACATTGATTACGACGTTGCTGATCCCATGGTCTTGAAAGAGATCCTTATTGACAAGTGGGGCAAAGACACAGTGGTCCCGATCAGTAATTATAATACATTACAACTAAGATCTTTGATTAAAGATATTTCAAAGTTCTATGGTTTGGACTTTTCTGAAGTAAACCGTGTAACTTCAGTGATGTTGAAAGAGGCGACACCAATTGCCAAGAAAGCGCACGGAATTACAGCAGGAGTTTATGCTCCAACATTCGAAGAGGTGAAAGAGTACAGTGCGACACTTAAACAGTTTCTTAACAAATATCCGCACATCGCAACACATGTTGACAATCTTTATGGTCAAGTACGATCTATCAGTCGTCATGCTGGTGGTGTGGTTATTGCTGACGGATTGAACAATCATATGCCACTGATTAACTCAGGCGGTGTTCAACAAACCCCGTGGTCAGAGGGACAGAATGTCAGGCACTTAGAACCACTCGGCTTTATTAAGTTTGATATTCTAGGCTTGGCTTCTCTGCGAATGGTTGAAGGTGCGATTAGTCACATTCTGAAACGACATCATGGAGTTGAAAACCCTACATTTGATGACATTAAGAAGTGGTACGACAAAAACTTAGAGCCTAATGTTCTAAACCTTGATGATCAAAAGGTTTACAAGAATGTGTTTCATAAAGGTAAGTGGGCTGGAGTGTTTCAGTTTACAGAGAAGGGCGCACAAGGTTTTTGTAAAAAGGCTAAACCAGAGTCAATCATTGATATTTCAGCGATTACTTCGATTTATCGGCCCGGTCCATTGTCGGCAAAGGTTCATAACCACTATGTTGCTGCAAAGAGAAACCCAAAAGGTGTCAAGTATATACATCCATTGGTTAAAGAAGTCACAAAGGAGACTCACGGCTTCCTTATTTTCCAAGAGCAAATCGCTTTGTTGGCTCACAAGCTAGGCAAAGACCTCTCGCTCGACGAAGGCAATATGCTTCGTAAACTATTAACTAAGAAAGGAACAGGGAAAGGACATGAAAAGAAAGAAGCTATCCACAAAAAGTTTATTGAAGGCTGCGTTGAAAAACGAATTAGTAAAGAGGATGCCCAGAAACTATGGCAAACATTTGAATATTTCTCAGGATATGGTTTTAATAAGTCCCACGCTGTTAGCTACAGCATTCTTAGCTATCAGTGTGCCTATCTTCTTACTTACTATCCCGTTGAATGGCTCGCTGCCTTCCTCGACAAAGAACCTGAAGGACGAAAGGAGCGAGCTATCAATATTGTGCAAAGCCTTGGGTATCGAGTAGAGCGACCAAATATCAATGAGTCAGGGCAGGTATGGGAGATCGGAGTTGATAACAAGTCTTTAATTCAACCTCTAACTTCTATCAAAGGTCTTGGAGATAAAGCAGTTGAACAGATCTTACAGCATCGACCATTTAAAACAGTCGAGGAGTTATTGTTTAACGAGGAGATCATTTACTCTAAACTGAACAAGAAGGCTCTTGATGTGATGGTCCGCTGCGGAGCAATGAATTGTTTGATGGATGAAAGGTTCACAGGTATGAAACACTTTTGGTCTGCCGTTGCTGTGGATCGTCCTAAGAAAGAGAAAAACTTGATTGATAATATCGAGTTGTATAAACCGGAAGGTGACTTCAACGATACAGAAAAGATTGAATATCTAACTGGACTTACAGGCATCTTCCCATTCAATCTAGTATTGAAGGGCGATGTTTATGATAGTATTAAGAGTAATAAGATCCCAGCACTTGGAGAGTTTGATAAGAACATCGGAGTGGCTTGGTTTATTCCAAGAGAAGTTATTGAGAAGAAAACAAAACACGGTAAGATCTATTACATTGTGAAAACAATTGATGATACCAACAATCAGTTTGCTATTAAATGTTGGGGCGTTAACCCTGTGTTTGATAAGGTCGTAGTCAACAGACCATATTTAGCAAAGCTTGACTACAACGAGACTTGGGGATTCTCAACTCGTTCAATCTCAAGAAATTGGCGAATGATTGGATAATAATGGTTGACAAACTAATAAATAAGAAGTATACTAATAAAATAAATGGAGGAAGAAGGTGAAGCTAAAAGTGTACCGCGTAAGAGAAAACGCAAAACTACCAGTGAGGACGCATAAGACAGACGCAGGCATGGACCTGTTCTTTTGCCCAGAGGATAAAAGAGGAACAACTATCTTTTCACAACATACAAAGTTATTTCAAACAGGTTTAAAGTTTGAAGTACCTGAAGGCTACATGCTTGAAATTAAAAATAAATCTAGTGTTGCTAGTAAACGACAGCTAGTTGTGGGGGCGTGTGTTGTAGATAGTGGATATGACGGTGAAGTGTTTGTAAACCTTCACAACATTGGTTTTAAAAGCCAGTATATTGAACCGGGTCAAAAGCTAGCACAAGCAGTTTTAGTTCCAGTATCTTATTGTGATGTTGTTGAGACAACCGACGATAACCTGAACAAAGGTTCAACTCGCGGTGATGGAGCTTTGGGAAGCACAGGGGATAGATAAATGCCAAAGACAGTGGATAGATATTATTTTAAAAGATTTTATGAAGGCAACTCAGAACCTCATGTCATTAAGATGTTTAGTGAAGGCTGTCATGTCTGCGATGAATTGAAACCCGAGTATGAACAACTATCAAATGATTTAAAAAATTATACATTTGTTATGTTTGATGTAGATACTGATCCTAAACTTTCAGACCTGTTGGCTCCAGAAGGAGTGCCAACAATCTATCTTTATAAAGATGGCCAGTTGTCTGAAATAGATTATGGCGAAGATGGCTACAGTTACAAATATTTAAAAGAATCTATCTTGAATGAAACTAACTTTAAAAAGGACGGTGAATGAACAAAGGAATAACTTATGATGATGTATTACTTGTACCACAATACAGTGACATCATATCAAGAAGAGAAGTCAATCTAACAACTGATTTTGGAAAAGGAATTGAACTATCTTTACCGATCATCGCATCTCCAATGGATACAGTTAGTGAAGCAGATATGGCTGGAAACTTAGGTGAACTCGGTGGTTTATCAATCATCCATCGGTACAACACAGTTGAAGAACAGTCTGCTATGATTGCTTCATTGGGCAAGAAGGTTTTAGTTGGTGCTGCTGTTGGTGTCTTAGATGATTATATGGATAGGTCCAGAGCAGCTATAGAAGCTGGAGCAAAGGTCATTTGTATTGATGTGGCTCACGGACATCATGTTTTAGTCAAGCGAGCGCTCCAAAGTATTAGAGAGTTGGTCGGTGATGATATTCATATTATGGCAGGAAACGTAGCAACCTTGGAGGGTTTCAATGATTTGGCTGATTGGGGCGCTGATTCTATTAGATGTAATATTGGAGGTGGCAGTATTTGTACTACAAGAGTACAAACGGGACACGGTGTTCCGGGGCTTGAAACGATACTCCAATGCGCCAAATCAGACCGAGGCGCAAAAATCATTGCTGATGGCGGCATTAAAAACTCGGGTGATATTGTTAAGGCTTTTGCTGCTGGGGCTGATGCTGTTATGTTGGGATCACTCCTTGCGGGAACAGATTGTTCCCCCGGCACAGTCTTCAAAACAGAAACTGGTGAACTAAGAAAGACTTACAGAGGGATGGCATCTGCTGCTGCCCAAAGAGATTGGAGAGGCAGAGTATCATCTTGTGAGGGAATATCCTCTTCAGTTCCATACCGAGGCAAACTTGCTGATGTTATTAAAGAATTAGAAAGAGGAATTAGATCTGGATTGTCATATTCAGGAGCTAGAAGTGTCAGGGAACTACAGGCGAAAGCTCAATGGTTACAGCAAAGTAATGCTGGCGCTACAGAGAGTTCCGCACACATTAGGTTAAGATGAGTAGAAAAGGTAAAAAAAGAATTGTTGTCGAGATTGATGAACACATTCACGCAGAGTGGATGACAAAGCTTTACGACGACGAGATAACACAAACAAAGTTGTTTCGGGCAGTTATGGAAGCTTACATAAAAGATGATAAAACTTTTAGAAAGTTTGTTGATGAGCATAAAGAAAAATTTAAAATTCAATCGAGAGCAAAAAGATATAGAATATCTAAAAATATAGATAAATCTAAAAAATTAAAAGAACAACTTAATATAACTGAAGATGAATTAGATAGCATCTTTGATGTTATTGAAAACCACCACACGGAATTATAATGAAATGTATAAGAAAAGATAAAGAAAATAGTCCATGTGCTGAGTGTAATTGTCGGCACTGGATTAATTATAAAAAGGATAATAATTGCTGTTTGATTTCAGTAGATAAACATGGCCAATTAACGCTACGAGAAGTGGCTGAAAGGCTTGGTGTGAGCTACGTTAGAATCAAACAAATACAAGATAAAGCAGTTTCCAAGATCTCAAAAAAGAATTTTGGTAATGTATGAACTATTTAATAATGTAACACTTTAAGGAGAATTACGAAATGTCAAAGAAACCACTACTTTCAGAAGGTACCGCTCGCAGATGGGCAAAGTACGCTGGAATTCAGAACGAGTCAAAAGCTCTCATCGAGGGTATGTACAGTGAAAAGCCAAAAATGGAAGAGGAAGCTCTTGAGGAAGAGTTAGAAGAGAATCTAGAAGAGGACGCCCATGTCAAAGAGGAAGCTCTTGAAGAGGCTGATGTTCTTGCTGAGTTAGAAGAGATGCTCGACGAAGGCGCTCACGAAGATGAAGAGGGCAAAGAAGCTGCTGAAGAAGAGGCAGAAGACGAGAAAGAAGACGAAGAAGAAGACGAGCTAGACGCTGAAGAAGATAAAGACGAAGAAGAAATGGACATGGCTGACGCTGAAGAAGACGAAGCAATGATGTCACAATCTGATGTCGAAGCTGCTGTAAAGAGCGCATTGGAAGCAATGGCTAACGCTCTCGGTGATGCTCTCAAGGTAAAGATTGATGTCCGCGCCGGCGATGATGATATGGAAATGGACGCCGAAGAGGAAGTCATGGAAATGGCTGGTATGCCTCACGGTGACATGAAAGAGGATGATATGGAAGAGGCAGCCGCCGCAGGTCTTTACGAAGACCTCGACCGCGACGAGTTAGTCGAAGCAGTAATGAAAAGAGTTGTTGCTCGCTTGGTCAAGGAATCCAAAGAAGACTAAAACTTTGATTTAAAAGTGTTACAATAAAAAGGGCAGGGGATAAAACCTCTGCCCTTTTGCTATTTAAATCACTATTTATTCAAGAGGTAAAACATGAGCGCCGAATTAATATTAAACCTTATCAACGAAGTATTAGACAGTAATCTAAAATTAGAAGAGAAAGTAATAGAAGAACAGAGCGGGGATATGACATTGACTTACAATGCCATTCCAGAAATTCCACTATCTGAGATTGGCTGGTCACAATTGGAAACCCGTGAAGGTGGTGTCCAAATTCCTTCAGAGGAAAGAAAGCAGTTGCAAGACTTCTTGTCCAACATCCCCGGTAAAGATATCGGTGAAAAGATGAGAGAACTTAATAAGTTCTTTCAAGGAGATGAAGCATATCTAAAGAAGGCAGGCTTTGTTGGTGTTGGTGGCGCAGAGGGTGCTGCTAAACTAATTTCTTACTTAGTGTTTTATAAGACACTAACTACAATTATCACTCACTTTAACGCGGCTTCCGCAGGATTCTCTTTTGAATCATTCTTAGCTGTTTTGCTTGGTGGCCAGCAAATTCCAACTGGTCAACAAACAATTGCAGACATGGTTGATGGCCAAGGTACCCCAATCAGTTTGAAACTTTACAAAGAAGGTCAACTAAAAGTTGGCGGCAGTTTTACTGATTTGTCCAATGATTTAATAAGTAAAGGCGAGATGCAATACGTTAACGTAACGAAAGAATTATCCGGCGAGGGCTTGGAGCAAAAAGGCAAATTAGATTTTTATCGCTTTAACTTTAACTTAGATAATGCTTTTAATATTATTGCCAGAGGCGTTGGTAAACACAAGGTATGTGTTTTGTTACCAAAACCATTTATGGACTCCAATGGCGAGAACACTGAGAATATCCCCGGTAGAAAAGCGGCCCTACCTAGCCCAGAGGAATTGGAGACACAATACCAAGAGATCGTTAGGAAGGGTGTTGCCGATAATAAAGAACAAATTGAAAAAGAACTTGGCGAGATTAGTGATGAACTAATTGATAAGATTATTTTAAATCTTAATTACTCAGACCCAATGAACTTGGGAGGTTCTAAAGTTCATGGTAAATCTCCTTTCAAGTCAACAAGCTTGGCTAAACATATTCATGGTTTCATAAACGATAGATATGAAAGAAGAAACCCACCAGCTAGTTTGACCAAAGCAACGACACTCTACAAAGTTTTTAGAGATGCTAATGACGTATCGATTTTGAGTAGATACAAGGGCGATGAATTAAGTAAGTTGAGACAGAAACAAGTCAATGAACTTTATTTCTTTGGTGATATGCCCGATGAAGATCGCATTGAAATCTCTAGAAAGTTTTACCAAGAAGCTGATGATGAACTGAAAAAGAAATGTTTGGTGGTTGCTAAAGGTTACATTGACAATATGCAGTTTGAATTAAATCAAAAGATGGTTGAGAACATTGACAAATTGGCTGCTCCCACCCCCGGAAATCTTTTTCCAGAAGGTCAGCAAAATGCTGGTCCAATCGCCACGATCAACATTGGTGTTGATAATGTAAAGAGTATGCTTGATAGAGTCACTGGCGAATTAAATCAAATCGTCTTTGGCATTTTTCAAAGCCTTAAATCGCTAACACAGCAATTGCAAAATTACTTTGCTGGTGGTCTTCAAGATGACCGTCAAGCCTCCGCTGCTCGCGAAGCTGCTGTCAGCATTGAAGAGAAAACGGCAGAGGTGCAAGCACAAAGAGCCAGAGATGCGGCGACAGCTAAAGCTCAAAGAGCAAGCGCAACAAAGAGACAAGCTGCTGCTACCGCCGATCCAACGCCGCCTTTAAGGAGGGGCGTTAGAAACGAGTCAAAGGAGTTTGATGAGCAATTAGAACTACTTACTAAAGAGGTATTTGGTAGATGATTACGATTACAGTTGGAAAGCTTTCTATCGGCAAATCGATGAAATGCCCACCAGCTACACAAAATCTAAAGATCAACACAAGAAACAGGGACAATGCGATCCATGCTGAGTATATTAAATATGGTCCGTTAAATGTAGATGAACCCGGTGATTACTGGAAAGATATCGCTGAGTACTGGAACACAACTGTCGCTGCTGCTAAGAAGTCTTTGTGTGCTAATTGTGTTGCTTTCGACATCTCACCTAGAATGGATGAGTGTATGCCCGGTGTTACATCTGATAAAGATGGTCGCTTAGGGTACTGCTGGATGCATCACTTCAAGTGCCACTCAGCAAGAGCTTGCCGCACTTGGGCTAAAGGTGGTCCAATTAAAAGTAATAAGATCTCCTACGAATGGCAGGAGAGAAACGAGAAGAGTTTATAATATGTCTAAGATAACTATTGAAAAATTAAAACAAATAATTTCAGAAGAAGTAGATGCTGAACTTTTAGAAAAGAAAAAGAAAAGAAAGAAAAGAAAGTCAAAGAGAAAAAAGAAAAAGGGTAAGAAAGATCGCTGCTACCGTATCGCTAAAAGAAAATACGATGTGTTCCCATCAGCTTATGCTTCAGGAGCAATCGTTAAATGTCGCCAAGGTAAGATCTGGAAGGGCATAAAAGAATGAACCGCGATCAATTAAAACAATTAATTCTAGAAGAGTTAGATGCTATACTAGAAAAGAAAAAGAAGAAACGAAAGAAGAGAAAGAAGGCAGGCACAGAGTCCCGTAAAGAATCATCATTAAGAGATTGGTTCGGTCGTAAGGGGGCTAAAGGCAAGAAAGGCGGCTGGGTTGATTGTAATGCTCCAGACGGCAAAGGCGGTTACAAAGCCTGCGGAAGACAGAAAGGTGAGAAGAGAAAGAAATATCCTGCTTGCCGTCCCACTCCAGCAGCTTGTAGAGAGCGAGGCAAAGGAA